GGTGCATCATTATTAGATTGGAATGAACAAAGCACACAAGAAAAGGGCGGTACGGTTGGTAGTCTTGCTGGGGGCGTGATTGGTGGTACTGTCGGTTCTTTAATTGGTCCAGCTGGTACCTTAATTGGGGGCATGGCTGGTTCTTGGATTGGGAATAAACTTGGAACCGTAGTTGCGCCGTATTTCAAAGAGTGGACAGATTCTTTAATTGCTGCAGATGTACCAGGTATTATTAATACTGCTTGGAAAGGATTTGTAAGTTATGCGTCTAATGCTTTTGAACAGGCGAAAGGTACTGCCTCAAAAGTTGTAGACGGGGTAAAAGAAACGGCAGGTGATACATTAGATTTCATTAAAGATAAATTCAACCGATTTAATCCATTTCATGATGGTGTTCCAACATGGGGAATCGGGCAAGGTGTTTATAAACCGGGTTTTGGTGCAAATGCTAATGTAGCGCAATATGGAGCTACTGTTGCACAACCAGTCAATCAATCCGCTGCTAGGGATGAGGCATTAAAGTTTTTTACTAGTAAGGAAGGCGGGAATTGGTCCCCTGAACAAGCCGCTGGAATTGTGGCGAACCTAGAAGCTGAAAGTGGCTTTAAACATACGGCTATAGGTGATAGTGGTAAAGCTTTTGGAATTGGTCAATGGCATCCTGATAGACAAGCAAAATTTAAACAGAAGTTTGGTAAAGATATTCGTCAATCCTCATATCAAGAACAATTAGCTTTTGTGAACTGGGAATTAAATAACAATGAATCATCTGCAGGTAAAAAGTTGAGACAATCTAAATCCGCTAATCAAGCTGGTGCAATTGTCTCCCGATATTATGAAAGACCTGCAGCAGTTGAAGCTGAAGCTATGAAACGTTCAGCAATGGCGCAAAATATCCATGTTGATGCAGGCAAAAGATCTCTACTTACAGATAAGCAAGATAACTCTAAAACATTAAAAGATGTAGAAGCTAAAACAGTGAAGAGTGCTTCTGGCATTGAGCCAAAGCAAGGGAATATCTATAACCAAACAAGTAGAAAACTCTCAGGCGTTTTAAGTTCTCAAACTCCACATATACCAACTCCAAAAAGGGATCTTAGCTCAAGTGGTACTAGTCTAAAAAGTACTCCTTTAACAAAAGTACCAGCTTTTAAATAGCCACTTAATACTCCAAATCCTCAGGAAGTCGTTGTTGTTAATGGTAATAATGGTAATATCGGTCAAAATGTAAATGATAGATTCCTAGCACATGCTTTAACTGGTGGGATAGGAATGGGAAACTTAGAAGGTTAGTTTATTAATGACTCTTAGAGCTTTAAATTTAACGGTATTAATTACTATGCTTGCATTAGCTGGTTGTAATAAAAATAATGAGCAACCAGCTGAAGGTTCTAACTCAGCAATGCAAGAACCCGTTAAAGCGGAAGCAACTTACGATTTTACATCTTTAAATGAATCTGATTTTTTGAATCAAAGTATTTTAATAAATGATGACAAAACCTATAGAGGAATTAGATTTCATGATTATGCTGTAGGTACAAGGCTAATTGGTGCGGCAAGCATTGACTCAATTCAGAAGGTTGATAATCACACTTTAGCTTTAGCATCTTCACGACCACTAATAAATCAAAAAGCTGGTTTATATGGGGTACTGGCTAATAAAGCTAATTTCGAAGGTAATTTAGTTGTTTTAATTTTTGATCCAAAGTTACAAGCAAGGGTTATAGAAGGCGACATAATTGCATTTAAGGGCACTGTAGCGCCGTCAGATGTATTTACTTATACAAACCCTATAACTAATCAAATTGAAGAGTTACCAATTATATATGTTCATTTCTATCAAGCTGGTGAACTATCAATACAAGGTATTAACGATTATTTAAAAAAACAATCTTCTGAAATTCCTAATATGATTCAAGACAAAATTCTCCAATATGAAAAGCTCAATGATGCATGCCGTGGCGGTTCAGGTGATGAACCCAAAACAATTGAAAGTTGTGAAGCAAGAGATACGTTATATGTTGATATTAAAAACGGCGGATGGTGTTGGGGTTCGGAAAATCAAAATGCTGCAGGATCGGATTTGAATTGGCTGCCTTGTATAAAAGATAGATATAACTGAAATGAAAAAAAGAAAGCCAGCTAAAACAGCTGGCTTTTTTATTACCCGGAAAAAATAAAAACATTAATTTTATTGATATTTCCAATGTAATTGGTCATATATTTCTTGAAAATTAATATTCATATATGCATAATTCGCGCGCGTTTTAAGGATTATGTTAATGACAACAACAGCTTATGATACTCATTTCATGGCTTCCGACATAGCCTTTACAGTGAATCGTACAGAAGTTACTCTAAATATTCCTTTTAGGAAAGTGAAACGTTTGGGCGATATTGTATTTGGTATGGCTGGATGTTTATTTTGTATGAGAGATTTTAGTGAGGCTCTTATTGATTTTATCTTACAAAATAAAACACAATTTGAGCTTCCGAGATCTATACTAGAAAAAACTAGCAGCGATTTTATTGCATTGATCTACTTAAGTGGTTCTTGCCTTAAAGTTTCAAAAATGGTAAACCATGCAGAGTTTACAATAGAAAACATTACTAATGTTCCTACTGTAATCGGTTCTGGGAGTTTACATACTCAACATATTATTCAAGATTGCCCTAATGCCATAGCTGTTGTTCTAGAAGCTATTAAATATGATCAATATACTGCAGGGGAAGTTAAATATTGCAGTATTAAACGAGAAGAAGTTCATAATTTGGAAGCGCCTATCATGTCTACAACTCTTAATAATCAAATACAAATGTTGCAAACAGAGATTGCTGAAACAAATCAACTTGTTGGAAATGGCAATACTTATCACGCTAATACTGAAACATATCATCATGGTGAACCAGTCAAAATTTCTACAGAATTAGGTTTACAAATGTTTCAACACAGTTTAACGAACGTCCGAAATAAATTAACTACAAATTAATTTTTAGTAAAAACCTGCATATGCAGGTTTTTACTTTTAAAGGTTATGAAAATTAATGGAACTTACTTAATTCTCAGAATAAATTTACTTAGAAGATAACCTCATTGATATGAGGTTATTTTTCATGGGCAGTCTTAATCTTGCAGCTGTAACAGCTACTACTCCATATATTAAAAAGATCCAATCAGCATTAGAAAAGGCAACAGGCCAAACTATTGTCACACCAGAATTTCGCAAAATTAAGCGTATTGCTGGTGTTAGCGTTTTACCAGTTGCATTTTTCTTTTCAGGTGGCGCTACGCTCACACTTTATGTTCGTGCTTTAGCAGATGTGGTGAAGGCAGAGCTTAATGACAAAGTTATTGTGTTATCTGGTGATTTTAGTGATGACTATAAGCCAACATTTAAAAACGCCGTGAGTTGCGTCGCTAAACTTATCCGTGAAGCACAATCAAAGATTCAAGAACAAAATAAACGGGAGAAAGTCAGTTTGCCGCCGCGCCGTACTTCTGTAGATCAGAAAATTAAAGAAGTACAAGAACAAGAACAAAAGCTAGATGAAGATTTAGCAAAACAAACCGCTCAGCGTGACCAACTGAAGGAACAAATTGAACAAGCTAAGCAACAACTGGGTATAAGTTCGGAGGCTGGTCAATCCGAACTGGGAAAGCCTGAATTTGATAGTGCGAGTCCAATCAAATCAGTTACAGCAAATATCACGCGTGGTAAAGCTGCAATGAACAAAGCCATTATGGAAAAAACCACAGTGCATAGAGCAATGTATCGTAATGATCTAGGCTGGGTAGATTTTGAGTATGGCAGTGAAAAACAGGGTATTAAGCATATTATCAAGCGCCGTATGGAAAGTGATGGCATGACATATGATGAAGTTGTGCATATGCTTGTGGATACTATTGTGCAAACAATCGCTCAAGGTAGTACACAACGGCGTACAGAACGTGGATTATCTACAAGAATAAATATTGTATTTAATTCGCATGAAGCGTCATTGATTAAGCGAGAAGGTAGTAATGCATGGCTGCTTACAGCTTTTGAAGTGCATTAAAAAAGCCCGGTAGTTAGAGATGGGTTGCGACATCTTCTAACCTACACTTATGACCCTATACGTTCTCGTGTCATAAGTGGAGCGGGCTTTGTATATATAATAATCCATGCTTTTCCTATTTTCAAATCTGGAACCATTCACGCTTACATAAATACAAAAGCAATACCCTTAATACAGTTCTTATTAAGGGTGTTTTTTATGCAAATTCAAATCGGTATTGATATTGTCTTAATTCTTGCATTTTTAGCTTATCTTTCCGTTGTTACTGGATGGAATAGCAAGAATAAAGCTGCGTATATTAAACAATTCCGTCATGTGCCTATAAGCCTCTTATTTAAAGAAATCAGATATATGTATTTCATAAGTATGGCATGTGTATTGATCACTATTATTCTTGTTGATTGGAGAATCTATAACGTTGCTTCATATTTTGATGCATTAAGCGTTTCATTATGGATATTCATAATCTATTTCACCATTTTTTCAACTTATCAGATTGGCACCGCAATACTAGTAAAGCTTTTGATGATTTTCAGTAATAGAGCAACTTCTTAATGATCACATCTAAAACAATTTTAGACATGGTTGAGTACTGGCTTAATCATCCGGTCAATGGGAAGTATGGTTCTGACTTTGGTGCACCTCTTTATGATTTGCTAATGGCACCTTTAGACTCGAGGGTGGCAGATAGTTTTCTTATTAAGATGAAAAAGGATCTACCAATATTATCTGAGCTTAACTCTGACCAACTAGCACTGTATTCACAAACCGAAGGATTTGAGACGGTTCATATTCATTTAAGCATCATGAATGTGAATATAGATCTTAACCAAGTAGCAGACCGATTGGGTAAATCAGTAACAGGTGAGACATATGACATTAACGCAAGCTGATTTTGAAGCCCAGCTCCAAGCAGCGATAGATGATTATGAGATTCAGGAACGCTATAAAGCTCAAGATCCCCTTGTCGTTCACCAGCTGCGTTCTATAGCTAGTTTTTTGACTGCATTTGGTCCAGAAATCGATATTGCTTCAATTGAACCATTTACCAAAACACGTGACCGCTCAATTATTGCAGATGCTACAAATAAAGGCATTTTGCCTATAGGTACGCCGTGTCAGCACTTAATTGAAATCATCAACCGGTCAACAAATGCTGTGAGCTTAAGTCAAGGGCGAATGATTGAAGATCATAGTGGCGGTAGAGTCTGGCGGCTTATTCAATCGATTACAGTCAAAGCAGGTGAAACGGCGGAAGTAATAGCAGAACAAAGCGAATACCGTGAAATTAAATATGTTGTACCAGTTACTGAAGGGTTTCATAAATATCGAATAGATCTTTTAGAGGACCTTTCACTTGCGAATATTTCTGTAAAGCAGGGCAATAACAACTATGTTATTAAGCCTCGGTGGATGAATGTTGAACCTGGTGAATATGCTGTAACTGTAACAACTGATAATCTTAGAAGAGTATTTATTGAATTTGGTGACTCTGAGAGAGCAGGTCGTACCCTACAAGCCAATGAAACTGTGACAATGGGAATCCTTGAGACATATGGTGAAGTAGACGCAACTCGTTTAAAAGACGCTGCTTTACTTGATGTCCTCAGTAATGATGAACAACGGGTATCAGTGCGTTTTAAAGCTGGTGGGCTGATAAGACAAGGTGTAGACCCATTATCTGTTTCGGAGTTACGTTTACTATCAAGTTATCCATCACTTTATGATGAAGATGCGGTATTTCTCGGTAACTTTGACTATGCTGTCCGTAAGAAGTTTATGAAACGGGCCCAGTTTATTTCTGTGTGGAATGAGACGCTTCAAGAACAACATTTTTCAATTACTTACCGTGACATTAATCATTTGAACATTGTAGTGGTCGCAAAGAACCCTGCTGAACAAGCTACCTTAGAACAAGATATCTGTCGATATATTGGTTTTTGCGATAACTTGTATGAAGGTAAAGTGAATGTACATGAAGTTGTTGAAAAGCCAATTGAAGTAAAAATTAAAGGCTCATTAGCTTCTGTTCATAATACTGATATGGTTAAAACACAGATTAAAGAGTTACTTGTAGAGCGATACGGGCGTGAATCATTGAGCTCAAGTCGTTGGCTTGTTAATGGCTTTAATACTCAGGAAATGGGAAAGCTGATTAATGACAATATTGTCGCATTCCAAGACCGGATGAGTGACTTTACCATTATGCTATCAAATGAGTTGAATAAGCCTAATGAGTGGGTATATGTGACCAAAGACAGTATCACTGTTGAATTGGAACGTACTGCTGATATTTCGGGGGCAACATGGACCCTATAAGCTTTACACGGCCACTTGATGAACACTACGTAAGTTCGGGCTTGCAAACCGCACTTGCTAAAGCATTTAAACAAGTATTTGCACAAAACTTTGAGCAGTCCATACAAGATTTACTGGATTACGGTTGTCCTCATATCGGTAGTAAAACAGTTGTAGAACGGTTTTCTAAACAAAATGGACTTGTTGTATTACGGCGTAATAACACCTCTGACACGTTAATGCGAATAATCTACTCCAATTGGAGCAGCATGGGTAATAAAAGAGGATTAGCGTTTTTAGAGTTCGTTTTGCGTATGCTTTGGGGGAAAGATCATTTTCAGATTATCCGGCTTTGGCACAGCTTGGAAAAGCTAAAAGAATATCCAGCCTATTTGTCTGATTTTGAAAAGCCGAATTACTTTTTAACAAGTCGGATTAGAATTGTTCTAGATAAAACTGTTGATGCAAATGAAGTGGTAGAACTGTCACCGATATTACGGCGTTTAGTACCAGCCAATATTGTCGTTAAAGTTCATTCGATGGCATTTGATAGAGACTTAGGCTTGACCAGCTTAGCAGCAGCCATAGCAGCGAAGCCTTATGCAGTCTATAACTTCCTTTAATTCAATTGGAACTGTTGAGTTAGTGCTCAAATACAAAATGATTTCATAGTCCTGTTCATTAGTTCAGGACTTTTTTATATGCAACAAGCTCAAGACAATGTTTTAGTAGGAATCGCAGAACCAATCAATGATCAAGGAGAAAACCTATTAATTGATCATTTCTTAGGTTACGCAAACCGTGAATTAAAACCACAAGAAATTGATAAAGTTGTTAATGGGGAAATGGTTGAAGGCATTACAGCTTATGCTCAGGGCCATTACTATAAGATTTCAGCAAATCCAGAAACTCAGAACGCAAAAGATTTTGAAATCAGTCTTCATTTTCAGGATGGCCCAATTCCTGAACATGGGGTGAATGGAGTTACTAGTGAAGCATTGTTAAAAGTGCTTATTCACCGTACTAAAACTTTAGATGAAAAATTCCCAAGCGAATTCAATAAACAAGCCATTATTTATATGGAAAGTGCGCTAGAAGAATTTAATAAGCGTACAGCAGAGCGCCGTGCTCGTGGTGTTGAAGGTACACTTCTAAAGTAATTGGGTGAAGTATGCGATTAAGTATTTTTTGTCGAAAGCGTGGTTGTTCTCAATTAATTGACTTATCTCAAATGGATTGTTTGCAAGTCTCCCAAAGTGAACATCGAGGCGGCATGGTTAGCGAGAGCTTTTATGATGTTTTTATCTCACTAAAAAGTGGATTCATCTTTGATGCAACCATTGAAGATAAACAGCATGACAAGCTATTGGAATTGATTGAATGTGATCAAAAGATTTGATTTGGAACTGATTAAATTTCAACTATAGAACAACTGAAACAATAGCCTCAATCACAGCATTGGGGCTTTTTTATGGCTAGCAAAAATAGAAAGACAAAAGTTCTATCTTACAACTTACATGACCGATGCCGTAAATATACCGGTGTTGATCGAAGTAATGTCGATGTTGATGCAATGGTCAACTTGATCAACAGTGACCATGTTCAAGAAATGGTTGCTACTAATTCATTACAAGGTTTTTACGGTCATCAAATTCGACAGCGTTACGGTATGGTACCGCCTGAAACTGTTCCTATTAAAGGTAAATTGGTATATCTAGCCCCTGCGCTTAAAACAATTCATTTACGTGCTTCACAAGATGGGACTGTAGAGCATCAAGAAGAATTTTTTGACAATGAACCTGGTGAACTTGCATTAAGACAGTATGCCGCACAAGCAGGTGGATTCAGCACAGCAGTTAACTATAAGAGAATGGGTGGTCGTCTTATACCAACTGGCTTTTTTGGTTTTGACTATGTGTCACAACCTAACTATGCAAGTAATGTAGGTGACGGTCAGTTATTTGATGGTTTATTTGTTCCAGAAGAACCTGAAGGTGTTGTTTCTTGCTTTGATAGTGCAACTGACATTTCACAGTTATCACCATCTGAAATTGTTATTGCTCAATTACTTGAAGATCAAATCTTACAGACCTACGACAATATCAATAGCCAACTTCATCTTTTAAATGAGTTAGGAAATGCTCAAGGGTTAGTAGGTGAACTATCAGAAAAAGTTGATAAACAGAAACGCCTGCAACAACTTAGGGAAGAACGCAAAAAAGAACTCTATACAGGTTTGGTAAATCCTGTGAAGAGCTTTGATTCAGTTCAACAACATGCTGAACAAATTCTGCAATCCATGGATCAGCCAAGTGTAAAAGAAAAAGCTAAAAAGCCGAAAAAGTCTTTTGGCAATATCTTTAGTGTATGGGGGTAATAATGAATTACCCCAATGATTCACTTAAAAGCATTCAAAACGCTTGGTATAAGCAGTTAGTTAATTTTCGCGCTTGGTATATGCCAGAGACACAATTAACAGCTGACTGGAAAATGAGAGCTATTGGCAACGCTATAAAAGCATGTCCTTCAAGGATGATGGACGACTCAGAAGCAATGCTTTCTGAATACAGAAAAAGCCAAACACATGGTGATAACTCTAAAGTTCAATTACCAATCATGCTTACTGCAACAGCGTTAACAGACCAACCCCCTGATGTAAATCAATTACTACCAGTACCAGATTTTGTTGAAACGGTCATTGATGAGAAGCGGGTAAAAGTTCGTCTAGTACCAACAACTGTAAGAGCTCAAATCGCATTTTTTGCCACCAATCCTAACGATCTGCGTTCAGTCATTGGGCAATTTTGCGCGTACATGTCTAGCAGTGATAACCGCCGTTTTAATGTGCCATTTCAGCAATGGAATGATCATGTTGTTAATTCAACATTCACTGTATTTGAAAATGAACTTTTTCCATCACCCGTACCTAGCGAAGCAGTCAATCTTTCTATCTCAACTGTAGATATTCAGCTTGTGGGTTACACACCTAACGTTATCGGTTTCGGTGGTCCTTTCGATCAAAACACGGGTAATGGGTATGAACCTGACGGCTCAGCAACGGAACAGCCCGCAATCAACGACAAAGTTGTAGTGCAAGCTGATCAGTACACGCCACTCGACCATCAACGTTTGAAGGGTGACAGAGAAACAGGTGAAATTACAGTTGAGCGTATAGATGACTGACTTAATCGATAAGGCACAAGAAAGTGCTGATTATTTATTGCAGCAAGAAATTGCAAATCGATGCCGTTTTGACGGCGAATCTGAAAAAGAATGTGTTGAATGTGGTGAAGAAATACCAGAGCGCCGCCGTTCTTTAGGTGGCGTGAAATTCTGCATTGAATGCCAAACCAAGTTAGAACGCAAACGGCGCTAAGGATACAAGTAATGTCTGGAATTATTCGTATTGACAGTCGTGTTGCTGGGTTTTCTGATCAACCGATTCGTCTCATTGGAGCCGCATTTGCGGATACTGGTGAGCTTGTTATTCAAAAAACAGCCGTTTATTCAAATTTACCTGTACCAAGTGATTTAAGAGATCAAACGGTTGTAGTAACTGACTCACCGGACCAAGTACAGAATTGGCAATTAAGTTTCAATGCTAAAGACCACTTAGAGGAAGTGATTTCAATTTATCAAGCTCGTTACAGAGCAAAATTAATTGAAATTGAGCCGAAGTTAAACCAGTACAACCCTAAGAACGTACTTGAAATCCGTAAAGTCGATAAAAACGGCCTTCAGCAGGAATTTGATAGCAGCAGCTTAAACAACGGCCACATTGCAATCCTGTTAGCTGTTTGGGCTAGTACAAAAATTGCAAAAGGCTTTTCAATTACTGAAGGGAATCAGTTTGAAGAAGATGCTGTAGAACCAACAATGCTTCCTTTTTCAATCTTTTAATTAATGGTGTTTTTACGGTATGGCTTTGGCACCATTAAAAGAAATTCCCGAATGGTGGGAACTTTGTGAGCGTTATCGATACGACATCTATGCTTTCGCCGTAGAAGCATTAGGTGTCGAACCCACATGGCAACAAGAATTACTATTTGAATCTATTGCATTTGATGGTAGTCGTACATCCGTAGCTTCAGGTCACGGTTGTTTTGGAAAAGGGACTTTAATCAAATTAGCCAATGGGGAATTTATCCCAGTTGAGCGCATTAACCTAAATCACAAGATCCTTGCTGCAGATGGTAAGACTGAACTAGATGTAATTAAAACAGTAACTGGTTATCAGGATATGTACCGGTTTGAATATGAGAATGGCAAAGCTCATACATTCAATAAATCGCATATCCTTTGCTTAATCTCTTTATACGATGGTAACGGCTGGTCAAAGGGCGACAAGATTGAATTACTTGTTTCTCAATACATGAACCTAAAGCCAAAAAATAGAGAACAGTTTGCATCATATAGGCTTGTTGATGGGGATCATGAGCCTTTAAAAATCACATCCGTTGCCGAGCTGGGTGAAGGTAAATATTACGGTTTTGTACTCGATCCAGATCCATTTTTCTTAGGTGAAGATGACTTAGTACTACATAACACTGGTAAAACGGCCAGTGCCGGTATTGTTGCCTTATGGCATCTCTTGTTTTTTGATGAATCAATCATGATGTTTACTGCCCCCCAGATCGGGCAGTTAAAGAAACAAGTCTGGAAAGAAATCAGTATCAATCTAGCACGATTGAAGCAAGGGCCTTTGGCTTGGCTTGCTGATTATGTCGGGTACCAGTCTGAACTCGTTTACATTAAAGGCTACAAAGAAAAATGGTATGTCTTTGCTAAGACAGCACCAAAACATCAACCTACAAACTTGGCTGGTAACCACGGCGATAACTACATGGTCTGGGTCGATGAGGCCAGCGGTGTAGATGATGCTGTACTGGATGTAGCGTTTGGTGCATTAACTCACGAAGACAACCGTGCCGTAATGACGTCGCAACCTACCCGTAATGCGGGTATGTTCTATGAGACTCATCACAAGTTAAGTCATCGAGCTGGTGGTGTTTGGATTGCTCTCACATTTAACGGGGAAGAGTCACCATTAGTTAGTAAGCAATCTTTAGAAGAACAACGGCAAAAGTATGGAAGCCGTGAAGACGCTCAGTACAAGATCCGTGTTCTAGGTGAATTCCCAGACTTATCGGATGAGTTCTTAATTACCAAACGTCAAACAGAAGAAATGTATGTTGGCGCGAGTATTTTTGATGACCATCAATTCGGTTATGTCATTACGGTTGACGTTGGTGGTGGTGTTGGTCGTGACGATTCAGTAATTGTTGTATCTAAAGTTTGGGGCGAATCGCAATGGGGGGAGCGTGCACGCCGTGTAGAAGTTGTAGATATTCCATTATGCAAAAACAGAGATGATATCTTAGAACTATTTGCAAAGATTAATGAGCTACTTTTACAGTACCCAAATGCTAACTTGGTTGTAGATGACAACGGGGCAGGTAAAGGTTTAGGCCAGTATCTTAAAAAGCAAGGTATTTTCTACGTTCCTGTTTATTGGGGCTCACAATGTTTTAGTAATGACAATAGAAAAGAGTTTACGAATAAACGTTCATTAGCTTATGTGGGCTTAGCTCGAGCAATCGCAAATGGACGTTTTAAAATAAAAACGAAGAAACACAATGTTAAAATTAAAGACCAATTAATCCACGTTCCATACCGGTTCGATGACTTTGCTCGTTATAAAATCTTGAGCAAAGACGAAATGAAACGTATGGGAATTAAATCACCGGATATTGGTGATGCTTTTGCTTTCTTATTCTTAGAAAACGTTCACTACACTGAAGCTTACGAAACTGTAAATGTCACTGACGATACACCGGAAGGCCGTGAACAAGCTGAACGTAAATCAAGATTCAGTGCTTTAAGAGAAGCAGCTGAAAAAGAAAATGATTAGTTATATGGAACTGCCCACTTAAATACCTATTCTTCATAACTACCATAGATCAATAAATCATATGGGTGGGTGGTTATGGCTATTAACTTCTTTTTAACTGACGCAGGTCGGAATGCATTAAATAAAGTGAGCGATGTTGCTAGCTTTGGGGGGGAGCTTACCCATCTTGCTGTTGGTACCGGCAAATTTGATGCATCAGTGGAAGCGAAAAACCTAACTTCTCTTAAAAATGAATTAGCTAGATTTTCTCTTAACGGTGGTGGTGTAGATACAGAAACGGGTACTTTGCGTTTTGTAATGAGTATTGAGCCCACTTTAACAATGGAAGTGTTTGAGATGGGTATTTACCTATCAGACGGCACTTTACTTGCAGTAGCGTCAACTACAGAAGTTCAATCAATCATGTCACTGCATGCAAACGTGGTTGCTATCGTTACTTTTGGATTTGTTTTAACTGACGTTAATTTAAAAAATGTAACTATAAAAATTGATCCAAATACTCCAATTGCAGTGATGTTGATGAACCAGCATAGTGCAGATGAGGATCCACACCCGCAATAGGGACAATTGATAATCCACGTACTTTCCCCGCGCAAGCTGAATTTTATGCCCCAATCTTTATTGCAAACTACAACTTCCAGACAGGAATTTGTCAGCTTAATTACATTATTGTTGAAGATAACAACTCATTAGCTTCAGCTAATGATGCAACTGCAACAGCAAATGATTTATTCAAAACAGCAACTAACAGAACAGAAGCTGAAGCTGAAAGGACCAGTAAGCTTGAAACAAGAATGCAGAATGCAGAAACAGGTATTCAGAGCAATGCTCAAGCTTTATTGAAAACAGCTACAAAGAGTGATCTCGAAAGTGCAATGGGCCGTGTATCGACTGATATAACAGCTGCTGTAGATAATTTAAAAATCGGTGGTGTTAATGCTGTTGCTAATTCAGAAGCTCCTAGAACATCGACAGCTACAACAAGTCGTGAATACTTAATGTATGAACGAAGCAAAGAGTTAAAAGTTTTTTATGACGAAAACTTAGATAAGCCGGTTACCATTTCATTTGAAGTGAGTGTACCTGTTGCCGGTTCGGTTCAGGTTTACTCATCTAATGGTTCTGCCCACTTTTTCACAACTTCAGTTACAGTAACTAAAGCAAATGAATTTCAAAAATTTGCAGTGACGGTTTTTCCTAAATTAAACACTGGCAGTTCAACTGAATCTACAATTGAGTTTTACGGTACATATGGCTCAGGCCGAATTCCAACAATTCAAAAATTACAGATCGAAGCCGGCAATAAACCTACAGCATGGAGCCCAAGCCCTCGGGATACGCAAAGCTCATTAAATGCTAATGCAGAAGCGATTAAGATCACTCAAGCGGAAGTTAAGAAGCACGACGAAACATTGTCTTCTCAAAGTTTAGATATTTCTAAGCTTAGAAATGATCTAAATTTAACTAATAATGAAGTAAATAAAAAGGCTTCATCAGAAGCATTGGAGTCAACGAAATCAGATGTAACAGAACAAGCTGGACAGATTAAAGCAGTTACAGAGCAAGCAACTGCACTCTCGGCAAATTTAAGTAGAGCCGCTGCCGCAGGTTCAAATTTGCTTATTCAGTCAAATGTAGTAGGCACATATAATGGAACTTCATACCCCCATCTTGTGTATAAGCTTGGTGAGGATTGGGAAGTAGGTGCAAAATATACATTAATGTGGTGTGCCGAACATCAAAGAAATGGTGCGGATACAAACTCAAATTTGGCCGTTTATGCTGGGGGAGGTCAGCAAGCCTTACAATCCGTTGTTAATACAAATGGCAAAGTTATTAATAAAATAACCTTTGTTAAAAATAACCAAATTCTTGAAAAACGTGCTTTAAATTTTTACATGATTAACCGCCCTAATGCTGCTCAAGGTTCAATCGGTACGGTTTATTGGGCAGTGCTCGTTAAGGGCGACTTAATCACAACTGAATCATGGATCCCAAGTGCTTATGACTACAACGCTGCAGTAGATCAAGTTAATGCAAATTTTAATGATTTCAAACAAACATATGTGACTGAAAAGGAAGCGCTAACAAAGAGAACATCAAGTCTCGAAACTGGCCTTTCAAATGCTGAAAAAAATATCGATAACACTGCAAAAGCATTGCAAAATTATGCAACCACAGCAAAGTTAGACGAAGCTACAGCAAATCAAACTAATCAGCTTAATGCTCAAATTAAAAATGTTAAAGCATCTATTGAATCTGCTAACGATAGTGATTCTTTACTGCCAGATTTTAATTTAAAGAATCCTGACGATTGGATTAATTACTATAGTTATGATTTGAAAATCCACTTTAAAACAACAATTACAGGAAAAGTTGGCAATACCGTATTTAGAAAAGATTCATCGAATCAAGCAGGATGTTGGATATATAGCCGCAAAGCTTTACCGACAAATCGTTCTTATAAAGTTAGCTTTTGGGTTCGCCGAAGTGCAGATTCTACAGGTGATTGCAGCATTACGGCTATGTATGGCAAAGCAGATGGTAGTTTTTCAAATGCTACAATCACTGCATCTGTGATTGCTTTAAATAGAATTCCAGCAAACGAAGAATGGGTATATATCGAACAGGTTGTAACTTTTAATACTCATCCACAAATGAAGTTAGGTTTTGCACTTGGACACAATGGCAGTGGCGGTTGGTGGGAGTTACAAGCTTATCGGGTAAATAGCGTTTTAACAGACAAAGATGTAGACACATCACTTGTTCGCGCTACACAACTACAAAATTATTCGACTACTGCTGACACCAATAAAGCTGTTGCCACAGCTACAGATGCCTTGGAAGCAAAATTTAAGCAGAAGTTCGGGAATTTATGGACAGATAGTTCAGCAACATTGGATAGCACCCGTTATACAAAAGCAGAAACAAATAAAGCTATTGCTGAAGAAAGTAAAATTCTAAAAGCAACAATTTCGTCTAGTGGTGGAGACAATTTAATCAAGAATGGTGATTTCTATGCGCCTTTTTCAATCTCTAACTGGCGTCAGAATGCTGTTGTTGAAGGTAATGTTCTAGAGGTTTTTAAGGATGCTTATGGTGCAAACTGGGGGAGATTCCGCTCTACGAATTCGTCTACATATTTTAAAGGTTTTATCGAGTCAATTACGATAGCTGATGGTTTAGAAATAAATCAAACCTATACGTTGTCACTTAAAGCCAAAGCTCTAACTGCAGCACAAAAAACTTTGCTATTAATCATCCATAGATATGATGGTACCAGTAATAACCAGGTTGTTAATGAATGGAATATTGCAACAGATAAAGAGGTATTATGTACTTATACTTTTGATACAAATATCAACAACTTACAGTATATTAATATTATCCTATGTGCTCAAGTAGGGTATGCTCCTGATTTCTTAATTCGAGAAGTTCAATTAGAGAAAGGTGAGTTAGCAACAGGATTTAGAAAAAATCCTCGTGAACTTGAAAAAGGTTTAGAAGCTAACTCATTAGCAATTACAGGTACTAAAACAGATGTTCAGAAAAATTTAGAAAAGATCCAAGTACTAACTGAAAATTATACAACTCTTAAATCAACTGTTGATACGAATAAATTAACAGTTGATGGGAAGTTTCAGGAAATAAACTCTACAATTAGTGATAATCAACAAAATATAACCCAATCAATTAATAGCTTAGATTCTAATTACAAGCAGTTAAATCAAGATCTAGGACAAGTATTTAATTACAGAGTTTATTCTTCAGGCTGGAATAATGAATTTACAGGTATAAAAAATTTAAAAGGTGAGACTATATCAGTAGCTTCTAACCGCGGCTTTTCTGTGCATGTCTTAGCAGCAGATGGATCAATTGCAACTTCAACTCGATATGACACATATGGTGACCCTGCAAACGCCGTTGCCATGAGTAATGCTATTAATGAAATACCTAAAGATACTTTTGTGATAATCACAAATTATGATTACATTGCTATGAATTTAAACACAGTTAAAGCTGCGTTACTTTCATTAGGTGCAAATCAATTTACTCTTGATCAGATTACGGGAAGGGATGCATATATCCTAATTGGTCAGAAAGGAATAGGGGCTGGAAGAGGTATTGAGCTCCATGCAACTCCTGATTCTGGTCTGAATGGTGCAAAACAGATAATGGTTGCTGTTCAGGTCGTTAGTGGCATTCCTCTAGGTTTGGCAAATAACAGTGGAAACTTGCAAAAAGTTTTAGAAAATCATGCTCAAATTCTTCAACAAAAAATTACTCGATCTGATGCAAAAGAAGTATTTGCAGAAGAAATAAAATCCTTTTCAGCAAAACTAGATACTATTCAATACGCAGAAGACAATTGGATTTTATTAGGTGATGAAACTAAAACATTAAATGTTTCAACAGGCACAAATAAAACTTTTCCAGTCTGGGAATTACAATACGAACATAAGAATTTACCTATTGGTCTTGGTGATCCAATTGTTATGCGCATTAAATACACAGCAACTTCTGGACTTGTTGGAGCAGGGTGTATAATTCAATTTCATGGCGCTACTTATCTTCTTGGGTTGCCTAGTTTTACTATTTCACAAAATGGTGAAATAGAGTTGACAGGATTTTTCCCAACCAATGTTAAAGCTACTGACTTTGGCTTTGTACCTTTGGGCATACGTTTTGATAATGCACCTGCAGGTGGGACAATTACCATCACTAATATGTTTATCAGTCGTGGCAATTCTGCTCCTAATTTCAAAGGAGGCTTTAAAACTACTCTTAAACAAAATGCGAAATTTGTTGAAGATACATTTATCAATGCTGATGTTAACAAAGGTGTTATTGCACAACAAATTCAGCAATATGACGCTTCAGTGCCAGGTGGACTTTCAACGGTATTAAAAACTACTAAAGCAGCAGCGGATCAAACATCAAAAGATTTAATTAATCTTCGTAATAATGATATTACTCAGCTCCAAACAAGCACCGACAATCTGGGTTCAGCATTAGAAAATACAACTAAGCTTGCAATGATGATTACTAACGGTAAGTTGCTTTACGGTGATGTAAATTTCAAGAAAGGAATGAACAACGTCGGCACTTACAACAACCTTCAGAATGGTACAGTTAGTGTTACTCGTGAAGCTAAAAGTGCTGACAATCCGACAACTTCAACTCATGAGCTTAGAATCGTTACAACTGGTTCAGCAAGCCCGAATTTCGGTGGTTTTCATCAACAGTTTTTCACACGTTCAAATGCTATTTTTATCATTAAATACCTGATTAAATTACCTATCGGCTACAAGTTATATCCTGCAGCAAATTTAATGGGCGATGGATCAGTAGATAAATTCATTGGTAGCACTGACGGGACGGGGAGATTTGAAGTTTATGTTCGTATGGTTAAATCCGGTGCCACCGGAAGATTCGATACTTCTGGATTCGTACATGTAGCGGGTGGACCAGCCCCAACACCTGAAAGCCCTCTATTCTGGACTTTAGCTCAAATTGAATGTTATGACGTAACTGACTATGCATCTGCAGATCCTAATTTACAAGATTTCGTTTCTACAGCTACAGAATCATTAGGGACATTAACTAATTTTAAGGAAACATGGGCAAGTAAACTTACTGAAATGTCTTCTAAATTAGATAGAACAAATAGTGCATATATTCTTAATTCTGACCTAACTAATACAAATATTGAAAGAGCAATTGCTGCATCGTCAAATCAGTTAAAGTCGGAATATATTGATCCCTTACAGAAAAATACTGAAAGCTTAAAAGAAAATATTTTAACGAATGTTGACTTATCAGGTTTGAATCCAGATATTTACTATCCTGTTATCTTTCAGTTGGCTACCGGTAAGCAAAAGTATGATTTTAAAGTATTTTGTACTTTGGGCGGCCAAAATAATAGTAATGTGCCTTGGGCTACACATGGTACACGCTCTTTCGGTCTTAATTGTGAATGGAGTGTTACCGCTAATGGATGGGGTACTCAAGCAGAAAATAGAATTATTGATAAGTTCTCTTTTAGCTGGACTGCACAATCACCTTTAATAAACATTAAACAAATGCCTAACTCTTCAATTGAAACTGTCTTTTTACGGGGTGGGGCGAGATATGATATTTCACACTATAAAACGATTACACCACTTATTAAAACTGAGTCTTTCACAGCTTTGGGACAATCTATTGAACCAATTCAATATAATTCGTCACTTGTACCAGTACCAATTTTTGCAGAAATTGTAAAAGCTCAAGACACAGCTGCTGTAGCATCTAGAACAGTTGCTGACATACAAAGAGATTATGTGACTTCTTCAAAATTGAATGAGGCAGTTGCTTCATCCAATGAAAGATTATCAGCCCTCTATTCAGCAAATAGCCAAACCATTATGGCGTCTGCTTTGCAAACTTTTGAGAAAGATTGGATTAACAGAACGCCTAGCGGCTCAAGAATAGGAATGCGTTTAATTGAAGATCAAACTTGTCGTGGTGGTTATGCATTACGAATGGGAGATAATTCAGGAAACGATGAAGTATGGTTGAATTGGTTTTCTACCTTACCAATTGATGATAATAAGATGTACCGGATTAAATACCGCTACAGAAGGGTGTCAGGTGCTGGTGTCGTTTATGTGGGGGCCACCTGTTTTAATGCCGCAAAAACTGCATTTATTACAGATGCTAATTACATTAATGGAGATATCGGTTCAAGTCATTATGTGGTGGGTGGTGCTGCACCTGCCTTGGGTACATGGATGACGGGTGTTGCTTATTTCAAAGGTAGATCTGCTGGTGCAAGTAGTGGTGCTGGAACGCTTACAAACCCCAAAACATTTGCAAATAAAGCAGCTTTCTTTACTCCTGTTTTTATCGGCAATTATGCAGCTCAAGCAGGCGAAGTAGATCTTGATTACATCGATATTGAAGATGCAGACAATATTGCAGAATTTGAGAGTTTTAAAACTACATATACCACGGATGTAGGAGCTTACGTTGGTTCACTTCAAACTCTCACTTCAGTATATGGGCCAAATGCAATTAATCTTAAGTCTCAAGTTGATTTGATCAACGGGATGAAAGGTAAATACGTAATGGGAATGGATAACAACGGTGTTTTCTCTGGTTTATCCATGGTAAGTGAACAAAATAATGGAACTGTCCAAACTTCTATAGGTTTCCAAGCTGATAGAATTTTTTTCACAACAGGTACTTCTTCTACTAAATATATGCCGTTCATAATTCAAGACAACCAGGTCATTATGAATAGTGATGTATTTATTAAAAATTTGACCGCAGCAAACTTCAAAGCGAAGTCTTTAACAGCTGAACTGTTTAAAGTCGATAAATTGAGCGCGATTGCTGGTGAGTTGGGGACCTTAACTACCTACAAGGATCCGGCTAAACCCAATGGTGCAAGAATGGTTTTAAGCGGCAGTTTAATTACGGTTTACGACGATAATAATGTTGTCAGGGTTAAATTAGGGCTGTGGTAGTGAAGAAGGGCTAGTTATCTAGCCCTTTATATTGGGAGGACAATATGCCACAAGGCTTACAATGTTTTGATGAAACTGGGAAGATTGTTGTTGATGTTACAGATCGTCAAATGCACTTAATACATACTTTTGAAATCTCTTTAGGTTCTAATGAGTATTATAAGGATTATGTTTATGACGGTATTACATCTGAAACTCATATAGCAATTGTTAGAGAAGACTGCTTAGGTAATATGACTCAGCAATACCCTACACTTGCTTACCATGGTGGGCCTTTTGCGTCTATTTATACACCTAATGTAGTAAGAGTGAGTGCATTATCTGGTTTGGCCCTTCTTACTGTTGATATTTATAGGTATGGATAATGTCTGGCTTTGAAGTAAGTAATGATAAAGGTGAAATTATTGTTAGCGACACTTACAGACATTTAGGTGTAAATTCTGTACAAGTGTTAGATGGTGGTACACCTAGTTCAATAGGTGCATCTTCTGGGTGGGCACCTGGTTTTATTCAAACCCCTAGTTTGGTATATCCTTCTTTTCGTAATGATTTACCAAAAGAGACTCTTTATATTTTAAGCCTATCTGAAGGTACAGAGTTTTGTGGGAAATATTGGCATAGTGTGCATAACAATAATATTTCATTTTTAAGTTATGACTACACTAAAATCTCAGGTTATTTAGATGTATATGATGAGCAAGGTAATTTAATCTGGTCTGCTATATCTGCTAAAAATGTTCCAAGGATTGTGCAAACATATCAATTAACAGCAGAGAACTTATTAAACGGTATTACACTGAGCATTGGTTCTAATGTGGGTATCTTATTAAATACTTTACCTTCGTGGTTTAGACCGGGACCTATGAATAACTTAAATAGAGGGGGCTTGTTTGGTAGGTACTCTAATGGCCAGTTACAACTAAAGTTTGCGGCTGCTGCTAAATTAAATGATATCTCTTCAAGGATTATTGAAAATTTAGGGCCTAATGGCACTCTTCCTGTTCATATTACCTCTTTTGCATCATAAGATTACTAGATAATAAGAAAGCCCCTTTTTGGGGGGCTTACTTATTAAAGCATGTTATGCAGGTTGATCAGTACTTTTTGGTTCTTCTACAAAAGTGTAGTTAACTGCAATAGAACCAGTTTCAAGGTCCCAGCCTAGGGTTAAGGTTTTGAAAGCTGGACGATTATTGTAACGCTGACTATTTACAATATCTTTTGTCTTTTGAGCTAATTCAATATCCATATCAGTGAATACTTTAACATCAGCCATTAGCGAATCCTCTAAACAGTAAAGTAAGTTTGTTCAGATAGAATTGCATGCTGGATTTTTATTAAATCTGTTTGGTTCCAATTCACTTTGGAACCCATCTAAAAGTAAAAAAATAGCAGCCTTCAAAATACATAATTATTTAGGTATTTTGGCTTCGTTATGTCTTCTCGGTTCTTATCGTTGTTACTCGGTGAAAATGTTAATTCATATGATCAGCAATTCGATACGTCTAATCAGGATGCAACAGCACAGCTATATGAAACTATGGCTCCGTTTTCACTTGGGACTAACCAAACCAAAGCCAATAAGAAGCGTACTCGGAAAGAAATTCTTACTAAATGGGAGAGAATGTTACGCTTTGCACCTATCGCAGAGGGTATGGGGATTCATGTTTCTGCAGCCTTAGGCGGCGATTCTTATAGCGGCCAACAAGTCTTTATTACGCCCGCAGAACGGTTAAAAAAGGCGAATGGACCAGCAGCTGAAAAACTAAAAAAACAACTAGATGAGCGCCGTGTAAAGATGGAAAAGCTGATCAATAAGTATTTAAGCAAGCTAGCCCGAGATGCAATTTCATTTGGTGATTCTTATGCACGTATTTACGGGAAAAAAGATAAAGGTGTAATTGACCTCGTATGTAATGAGTATACTTATCCACCATTAATACAACCTTTCGAACAAGGCAGTAAGACTGTCGCCTTTTTTTGTTTAGATCCTCGTAATTGGCAGAAAACTATTACCAAACTGAATACTATTCAAATGGTACGTTTCAAAATGCCCCGTATGAGCAATATTGCTCAATATGAGCTTGTTGAAACTGGTCTTGTCACGAAAATGTTGGAGGGTGATGATCCAGATGAGCTACCAATCTTACCAGCGCATTTAGGCGGCTCATTTCTTTATGAGATTGAAGATATTTATGATGATGTAATCCTCGCTTTGGCATCTATGAATAGCCAGCAAATTGCAGATACCGTAAATCAGATGTTCTTGACAGTAAATATGTCAGGAATGCCGCCAGCACAACGTCAAGCCTATATCCGTGGTTTAGAAGGTTTACTTAAAAATCATGAGGCTTATGTCCGTGATGCTTTATCAGGTGGTGAAGCAGTCTGGAATACTGCTTTTCACATGCTTCCAGTATTTGATGAAAAACAAGTTCTAAATCCAGTGGGTGATATCAAGAATCAACGAAGCTCACCTATCAATATTGAACAGTTCATGATTAATGTCCGTTTGTTAATGGGCGGTATAGGTCTAGACCCAAGTATGGTTGGGTGGGCTGACATGTTAACTGGTGGTATTGGAGAAGGTGGAGCATTCCATACTTCTGCACAAATCATGCGTAGGTCACAAGATATTCGAACAGCAGCTTCCGAAGGGATTAATCAAATTCTTCATTTGGATTGGGGGTTTGCTTACAACGAACAATTTGAGCCTGAAGATTACCCTTGGCAAGTTGAATACTATTCAAACCAAACTGCAGCAGCTACAGAAGAAATCAACAATGCTCAATCAAGAATGAATACAACATTACTTAAAACACAAGTAATCGCATCATTGAAAGAATCAAATTTAGATGTAGATATTATGGCGTACATTCTTGAGCGCGATACAGGTATGAAATATGAGGAAGCATTAACATTAGCTGAAAGTATTGCTAAGAGCCGTAAATTTCCAGAGGATGAAGAATAATGGCTTTCTTTGAATACGAAACGCAGAATAAAACTATAAATAACAGTTTGGGAAACTTTTTAAATCCGTTTAAAGAACGTTTTGCTAAGAATCCTGTCTTGTGGTCTGGTCTAACTGTTGATCGAGCTGTTTCACATTATCAGGAACTTTACGCATTAGGGACACTTTCAGCGGCCCATTTTGGAATTGAAATTCGCCCGTACCGTGCAAACAGTAAAATTGCTCAAGCAAATATTCCAATTTTTGATCCTTCAAACAAAGTTGCTTGGTTAGCCAATAATGTAGATGTATCACTACTAGATGCCCAAACCGATGCAGTGCATGTGGGGCATTTTCAACTCAACCATGTAACTGGTAATGCTTCAAATGAGTTGAGCATTTCATTTATTGAGACTAAAGAAGCAGCTATTGCGAATAGTGCTAAAGCTATAAAAGAAATAATGTTTAATAAAGATGGTACTCAGTCGCCACCAATTGAATACTTAATGAGATTAAAAATATATGCTTTTGATAAAGCTGCAAGAAATCAGAACCAATTTGAAATTGAGCATCTAGTTTCACTTCAAGCAGGCAATTTGCCCCTTGATGCCTCTAATAAAGCACATGCCATTGTTACTTTAAATTTCATCAAAATGTTTCCCAACTTAAAATAAGCTATGGAACTCATTGGCTTTATAGATTCATCTAATTGAGAAAATATCCTCAAATTAAAATGAGGATAACTCCGTGAGTGTTAAATCAATTTTCATTCAAACACACGCACCACATCAAAGCCGATCAGTACATGGTTTTGACTCCTTGGTGAATAGTGGTGCTTGTTCAATTGGGTTTATTAAGGGTGATTACCGTCAAATTAATGCTTTAGTCACTGAAGATTACACGGAAAATGATTTCTGGCGTGTTGTAAATTTAAAAAGCAAAAAGGGTGGGATAGATGCGTTTGATTCCGTTGCGGTATTAGGCGCTATCGATGACCAGCATGCAGCTGATTTAGCGATACTGCAATTTGGCCGCATGTTTGATGCTAGTGTTACTGATGTTATTGAAACAAATCAATTTGGACTTAAGCGCCATTTATCTTCACAACAATTTAATTTGACGGGTTCAAAACCGATTCAAAGATGGCAACTAGAACAATTACAAAATGTTGTCGCAGCTGAAAAACCTGAATGGGATGGAATCAATTTAATTTCTCATGAGGGTGATACTTCTAAGTTGTTATTAGATATGCAACGAAATGATGATTACAGCCAATTATTAAGTAAATTTGATGGGTTACCTACGCTTTTATCTAGTCTAGGCGTCGAAGAAGCGCATTATGACTCTATTATCGTTGATTACCAGCATTTAGAGCAGCTGTCTGCAATTTTGCATCACTCTATGGATCAGTTTTCAAAAACTGGCGTCAAAATCATTAACGTTACGGAAAGTAAGCCTTTTAAGCATAAAAAAGTCCTTCAAATTGCCCTTACTTATGATTTTGATGATGGACAAAACTTCACAATCCTTTTTCATAAGCCAGATCGATTATCCAAAAAAATTAGTCCAGCAGATTCATTAATTTCATGGAAGATTTTAATGAACAATCGGGATATTACTGCTGCAATCCAGCCTAATCAGGGAGAAGGAATTTCAATTCCAGTTCTCGCTGGTCGAATTATGAAGTTGATTAACCAAAATAGTAATCGTTTTAAGCGGTTACAATCTAAAAAAGCAGAAAAGGCCAAGGCTTTAGCAGATGCTGAACTACGCCTCGAGCAAAAACAAAGTCAATTAAATTCTTTAAGTGCAGAAATTTCCAATTTATTAAACGAATTGGATCAGTTGCAAAATACATTGTTAACCAAGCAATCTGAGGAAAATGAAGGAATCATTAAAGAGAATAGTCTCGATAATGAGTTACCAGATAGTATTTCTGATGAAGAAGCCGAACGTTTAAAAGCCGATTTAAAGCGTTTAAATGCTGATCCTGAATGGGCAGGTGAAGATGGTTTACGTTACCAAGCATTCTTTGAACGTATCAATAAGGCTCTAGAGGGGGACTCTGATGCGGTAGTTTGGGCACGTGAATGGATTTCTGAACTAGATGACCAGGCTTTGGCTCAACAGCAAGCAGAATTAAAAGCAAAAAAACTTATTGATGCCGAAAATGAAGCTAAACAAAAAAGAGATGAAGAAGTTTTAGCAGCACGTGCAGCTGGTATAGCTGAAAACAAAATGATGCAAGCATGGTTAGACACTTTGGAAAATCCTGAAGATTCTAACAACATAGACTTTATGGCTTGGGTTTCAGATCGCCGTGGTGAATTCTTAAAAAACTGGAATGGGGCCGAAGGTTCACCAGAATATTTAACAGCATTTTATGAATATTCAAGAGCTTGGGCAGATGAACATTTAGCGGATCGCCTCAGTAATAAAGAGCCAGCCCAAAATTCAGATAATGATGAATCTAAAGAACTAAATGCTCCGACAGAAGTTGAAGATCTTCAGCCTAGTACGACAAATGATGAAGGTAATCAACTTTACCGTTCAGTAATTGAAGGGCAGGTTAAAGTTAATCTTGAGTTATTAGAGCAAATTCGAGATGAAGCAGAAAAAGACTTAAATGATCCACTTCTTATTCCAGCGGTGACAGAACTCTTGAATCAAGTGCAAAAAATGGAAGCGGAGAATATCTAATGACAACTTTAAATCTAATTTCTACTCAAGATATTGCTAAAAATCCATTAGTTGTAATTGATCAAATGATTAGTTTCTTTAAACCTAAACAGCCCTTTACTGGGCTTTTGAAGGGTAGAACTAATAATGTGAAAACAGCCAAAGGACAAAAGATTTCTACTGTATTCGCTTTAGTTGATATTGATCAAGTAATTGCATCTCATACAGCAACTGGTGCGGAAAACCCTAATTATCCGCAAGAATTGCAGCCACGAGATCGTAGTCGTGAATCCTCACAAGCATGGGTACAGAAAACTGCTAATGATTTAGACCCCGAAAGCCTAGGCCGCTCAGGTCGGGCAGACACGGGAGCACCGATAACTGGTGATGATTTAGTTGTTGAATCAGGAAATGGCCGAACAATGGCAATCAAGCTTGCCTATGAGCGCGGTACCGCAGATGAGTATAAACAATGGTTGATTGATGAAGCCGATTACTTTGGCTTTAGTTCTGAGCAGGTTCAGGCTTTTGCTAAACCAATCTTGATACGTATTCGTACAACTGAGATTGATAGAGCTCAATTTGCCATAGATGCTAACCAAGATGATAAGTTGTCATTTACAGCTACTGAACGTGCTAAAGCTGATGCTAAACGTTTAGATGAGAATTTACTGGCTCTTTTTAATCCGAGTGAAGATGGCGATTTATTAGCAGTAAGTAATCAAAAGTTTATTCAAGGTTTTTTAAGTAAATTAGGTGATACAGAAGCTGCCCAGTACACAACGAAAGATAAAAAACCAACACAAGCACTGATAAACAGAATCAAGGCCGCAATTTTTAGTAAAGCGTACAATGATGATCGTCTGCTAGAAATGATGGCTGATCATACAAAACCAGATCTTCAAAATATGCTTAATGCGCTTGGTGTTGCTGCGCCTAAATTTATTGAAGCGCAAGCTATAAGTCGTGGAAATGTTCAAGATATATCAGATCAAATCGTTGATGGAATGGAGCAAGCCATTGATCAACGTGTTGCTAATGCAATTATTGATGCAGCAAATACCATTTTATCTGCAAAGCAAAATGATCAAGATATTGTTGAGTTTGTAAAGCAGCAAGGGCTTTTTGAGGATCTAGGAGAAGGTGTTGCTGAGCTCGCCGTATTTCTCGCCAAGAATAGCCGCAGTTCAAAAAAAATGAGTATGTTATTTAAAGCATTAGCTGAATTTGCAGAGAAACAGGCTTTAGATAGTAGTAATGTAGGCTTGTTTGGTGAACCTGAACCAGTAAGTGTAAAAGATGCTATCCAATATGCACAACAAGTGCTTGGTGATGATTTCATTAGTGTGCAAATGTACGATTCCTTGGTTGATTCCAGCAGTTCAAGTAAACCTAAAATAATTCGATTAACGAAAGAGGGAGCTGAACGTTTTCACAGTGCTTTGAAAGTTAAAATTGATCAAAGTAATGACAAGGAAAATCAAGAAGGGAACAAAATTAATGACATTCTTTTTGAAGAATTAGATGTTTAGATCTGGAACCTACTAAAAATTAGATACTTACGATCATTCAACATAGGAATGTAAAGTTCCTATGTTGAGGGATATATGTCCATCTTAAAGCTCAAACCAATCACTAAAGACACAGTATTGGTTGCGATTTATTACATGATTGATTTCATGCATTATCAGAGCAATATTGCTCGATTTTTCCTTCTTATAATCCATAAGCAAATAGAACTTAACTTGTCTGTAGCAAAGCAAGCTTTAGCTTTTGCCCGTCAAGAAAGTGACTTTCCAAAATTGGATGAAGTTATTGAAGTCTTATATAACGAGGCTATCAAAAACATTGATGAATCAGTTATCCAACACCTTAATAACAGTTCCAGAAATGTTATTGAACAGCTAGAGACTATTGTCAGTCTTTTTGCTTGCGATAAAGAGCTGAAGCCATACACCACTAAAAAGAATAAAACACTACAGGTTATTGGTCTTAAAGGCATCAAATTAACCAAAGCTAAAGAGTTTGACCCCTATGCCTTTTATTATCAGGGTGAAATTCTTGTACGCTCAAAACATCTTAAAGCTATTCCAGACTCTCTTCTTTCTGAAGATCAGCAACTTGTAAAAGGATTATTCTTACATGTATCAAATACCAATTCAGATGTGGAATCAGTTGGCGAATTTCGTCTCAGATCCAGAGGACCAATTGTTTCTACAACTGGATCAGGAAAAGATGAACTTGAGGCTTCAGAAGCAGTCAGAAATGATGGAGAAGTTGGGGTACTCAGAGACAGTAATTCTGGCTTACCAAAAAGTGATGATGCAAGTTTACTTGGCGGCCGAAATCCTAGAAATGAATCTTCAAATGGAGATAGTGGAACCAGTGCTAACCGGATTAACAGCAGCGGAAGCAGTGAACTATCTGGTAAGAGATCATCTCTTAAACGAGCAAGAGATCGATCAATTATACAATCTGCTAAATCAGTTAGAGCTGCCATAGATGAAAAGCTAGATGTTCAATTAAAAGCAGATAAGGTAGAAACTATATGGAGTGATGCTTCAAATATTGACGAAGCTTTGCCATATCTACAATCTGCACAGCGTGGTGATGTTTTTAAGACTGAAAAGCGCTTAATAGAGGAAAATCAGAAAGGTATTCTTTTTACTAATGGCACAGGTACTGGAAAAACCTTTACTGGTCTGGGTGTAGCAAAACGGTTTATCAATGCTGGCCTTAAGAATATTTTAATTGTTACTCTAAACGATAAAATCGCTAATGACTTTGTCAAAAGCTCAAGCCCTTTAAATATCAAGGCTTACAAATTAAAAAGTATTAAAGAAAATGGCGGTGAGGATCACTCAGTCGTGGTCACAACCTTTGCTAATTTTGGTCAAAATAAAAGTTTGGTTCACAAACATTGGGATCTGATTTTAATTGATGAGGCCCATACTCTATCGCAATCATCCGATGGTAAAGCAACTGCAGCATTAAACAAACTACGAGCATTAACCGGGCATTTGCATGGTTTTAGTGAGTGGTTTGAAGATAAGTTTGCTGAGCAGATGCCAATTGAAGAATTTGATGAAAATGGTAAAGAAACAGAACAATATCTAAGCGCTTATAACAAAATGCAGGTCCTTCGAAATGAACAACGAAAGATCTGGAATTTGAATTGGAAACACCAGAAAAGTAAGGTCAAAGTTGTTTTCTTATCTGCTACGCCATTTAGCTATCACTTTTCACTTGATTGGGCGGAAGGCTATTTATTTGATTATATGTCTCCTTCAGTATCTGTTGATGACCAAGGTAATTTAGCTGAAGGCTTTAGTAAGGCTCGAGAGCACTTCTATATGGGAAATCTTGGATATCGAAAGCGATATGGTAAGTTGACGCGACCAGAAGCTAAGGTGGATACAGGTGTACTTGAAAGACAGTTCGCCGAAAATCTTAAAAACACTGGTGCTATGTCTGGGCGGGATTTAGAAGTAAATTTTGACTATGATCGTAAATTCATTCTAATTGGCTCTCGTGTTGGTGAACTTATTGATGAAGGTTTAACTTATCTTCGCAATGGTTATAAAGAAATAGAAGGGCACAAAACACGAACTTTTGAAGAATGGGCTGCTCAGACTGGTAAACCAACAACAGGCTGGGGACGTCATGCATCTATGCAAGAATATGATCGGCTATTTACTGGCAACCGATTTAAAAACATATACGAAATTATTGCAAAACGCTTTGATTACTTAGCAAGACGCCGTTTGTTAGAAGCTATTAAAGCTGAAGCTTGTGTTGATATGGTGAAAAAGCACTTAGCATTAGGTCGTAAAGTAGTAATTTTTCATGACTATAACGAGGGCGGTGGTTTTGCACCTTTCTTGATTAGTAAGCTTGATATCGAAAAATATGAAAGCCCACTTAGAGAAGATATTGAGCTTGAATATAATGCATTCAAAGAAAATAGACCGGATCTAGTAAATCTCAATCTTGATTATGATTCACCTGTTGAAACTTTAAAGAATGCATTTCCTAATGCTCTTTTATTTAATGGCCGTCTTTCAAAGCAACAACGTGAAACTAATGTAGCGTTATTTAATACTGATGATAGCGGGCACGATATTCTCATTCTGCAGTCAGATGCTGGTTCTACTGGGATTAGCTTGCATGATACAACTGGTAAACACCAGCGAGTACTCATTAATATTGGTCAACCAACAAAGCCAGCAAAGTTGAGACAGACGGAAGGGCGTATCTATCGAACCGGACAAGCATCAAATGCTATTCAGAGATACTTGACTACTGGTACTGCATGGGAACGGGCTGCATTTGCAGACACGATTGCTGGACGCGCAGAAACAGTAGATAACTTTGCAAAAGGTGCTGATGCTGTAGTAAGTATCAAAGAAGCGTTAATTCAGGCTTATGAAGAAGCTAAATATGAAGAGCCAAGTCTAAATGATGGTATTGGTGGTAAAGCATATGATGAAGAAAATGCCCGTATTGCTAAGTTAACCCCATTTGATCAAGCACTAACATTCTACTATGCCAAAGGCAAACGTTCTGAAAGTCGTGATAACCGCGAAGGTAAGGAATGGTATGCAACGCCTGAACCTCTAGGATTCAAAATGATTGAATGGGCAGGGGTACACACTGGCGATTCTGTGCTTGAGCCTAGTGCTGGTGATGGAGCTATTGGTCGTTTTGTTCCGCAAGATATAGAGCTGACAATGATTGAACCCACTGAGTCTTTAGCTAGTCGTGCTCAAATGGCAAATACAGGTGCAAAAGTAATTGTTGATACATTCGAATCTTTAGAATCATTGAATAAGTACCATGCAATTGTGATGAATCCGCCATTTGGTCATGCTGGCACTTTGGCAATTCAACATATCAAGAAAGCTTTTGGTCATCTTTATGATGGTGGTCGGATTGTGGCCTTAGTACCACGTGGTTCTATGGATTCTAAAGTGGACGAATTTATTGATAGTACACCTGGTGCAATTTTGACAGCTGAAATCTGGTTGCCTCAATCAACCTTTAAAAATGCTGGTACCGCCGTTTCAACTCGTATCATCATTATTGAAAAACATGCAGGCTCTAATGATGTTCCAATAACACGAGAATTAGACTTTACGCACCTTACAAGTGTAGAGGATCTATTTTCAGAAATTCGTGATATCGCAATGCCTCCTAGAAAACTACGTATTGATGAGCAGCTTGCTAAGTACGATCTTTATGTCAGAACTGAACGTAGCAAGTATGTATTCAATGGCGACGGCGTTGATAAACCTCAGATCAAGAATATCATGCTCAAATTCTGGGGGTCAGAAGTAAATGAGTTTGATGAGATTGTTATGCCATATAACAAGTCTGCTGAAATCATTAAGAAGATTGATGAATTTGAGCAAGAAAACAATATTAATTTAGCTGCATAAGATTAGTATAAAAAAATACGCTCACAAAGAGCGTATTTTTTTAATTATTTAAAGGACTTGAAAGTGTAGAGTTATGCCTTAATCTTATAAAACTAAATTGATTTCTTAGACAATGGTACATCTATGAACTTTGAAAATATTAAATCTTTGCTTGAAAAAAATGACTGGCATCAAGTTAACGGGGAGCGTCGATATATTTCTAAAGATGACGTTTATTTAAGTTTTTGGTTAGGTGAAGAAACCGTAATTGAATACTTTAATTTACCTAAAAATTTACATTCTTTTGATGGTTATTTATCCCAGCTTGCTCAAATCACTAAAATTGAGGAGATGAGCGGTGCATTTGAATACAACTCAGTAAAACTTGAGAATTTTAAATTATATAAGTTCTCAGGTCATGTGCACCGCCATGGTTCTATGAAGCCTATCTCTGTTTATTTTACAGTCCATCCTAGCATTAATGATGATAAGACAGAGATTGATATGTTTAGTAAAGCTTTAATACATGCTTTAAATGATAAGTATGCATTGAATTTAATTATTCGATGCACAGATGATTAATTCCGGTTTATTCAATTACTCCTAATTGGAACTGTAGAGTTCTGCTAATAAACTTATCTTCAATAATAGTCCTAACTTTAACGGTAGGGCTTTTTTATGTCCAAAGCTTTAGCTTATGCACCAGCTGTTAATACAGCTAAAACAAAGTTGCCCAGTACTGAATCAGATCCTTTTTATGGCTCAATTTCAAAGCATAAATATGCTGAATTTTCTCTTTGTGATAAGGATGGTAACCCTATAGCTTCACCAGTAATTCGTGCTTTGTTGACAGACGGTGACAAAAGTATTGAGAGCCAATGGCAAACTCCATTTGAAAATAGCAATCCAGAACTAAAGATGCCTATGTTGATGGCTAACTTGCAAACTGGGCAAATGCTTCAAGCTGCAGCTACTCTAGGAGAAAACTCACCCTTTATTTCTGCTTTAAGCGATATGGCATCAGGACCTTTAGCAACGGCTGAAAATGCGCTTAAGAGCGTTGAAGGGCGAACTAATTTAACCAAAGTAAATACAACTCAAGTATTCCTTTCAACATCATCAGTACGTCTTAATTTATCAATCTTTTTCTTGGCCTTTAGTGATGCAAAATCCGAAGTTGAAGACAAGATCATGCAGTTGGAGGCTTGGAGCGTACCAGTATCATTATCGTCTGATTCTACGCTGCAAAATGTCATTAATAATTCAAATACAACCTTAGAAGGCTTGTTTTCAGGGGTTATCCCACCTTTCGTATCTCTCACTACTCATGGCAAAACTTATAAACCCTTTATTCTTGAAAGTGTTTCAGCACCAATAGTCGCGCCAATTGATGAAAAAGGTAACCGGTTAAGTTTAGCTGTCAATATTAGTTTAATGAGTCGAACTGCATGGGACTCAAAGGATATTTACTCATTATATGGAGGCAACTAATGATTACTTTTGACCCTGTGTACGTTGGTGAAAATACCTACCAAATGCAAGAGCTTAGTTTTGAGCAATGTCTCAAAATATCTATCATTGCTCCAAATTTTAATGAAAAAAGACTTTCAGCTTTTCTGAAATCAGCATTAGACAATGTTGATCCTTTACTTTTATCAGTTCAGGAACGGTATTTATTGCTGCTTAAATATCTTGAAAAACAAAGTAATACTATGTTGGAGGTGAACACAGACTGGTCTAAAGTTTTCCTTCAATCAGAAAATAATTGGAAAACTGAAATTACTCAAAATGGAATTACAGTTAGACAGCTTATTGGAATGGAAGTGGAGTTCTTAGAGGCAAATTGTAAGAATGTCGCTGAATGGATTGCCTGCATGATGGCTTTTCAGTTGAGTTATTCTAATCATGAGCACTTAGCTTTATTGCCGGATAGAACAAATCCTCAATTATTTGAAGAACAATTTAAGCAGCGGCTAGATTTCATTAAGAAAATGCCAGCTAGTGATTTTGATTTGTGCTATCAAGACTTTAATAATTTAAACAATGAGTTATTTACTCATTTACGGTTAAGCGTTGATAACTACGGTATTTTAGTGGAAAGAGGTGCAGATGACGCGCCTGCACGATTTCGCACCGCTTCCGTCTTTACAGGAATCATCAAAGAGTTGGACCGATCTTTTGCTTGATACAGCAAGTAGTATTTCTGAAAACTGCCCAATGCCTTTATCGGATGCATTAAAAATGCCTTTGAGTTTTGAAAGTACTTACTTCAATTCATCTGCATGGGAAAACCGCAAGAAGTATTTAGAAAACGAAATTGAACGTCACAACGTATTCTTAAAATTAGGTCAAGAAGTCATTAAAGGATTAAATGCCCTAGCAAGTAGAGGCCGATAGTTTTCATATAGAAAAGTCTGAGTAATTCGGGCTTTTTTTTCGCGCATTGTATTTGGAACCATACACCAATTAGAACAACAACACTTGCAAAAATAACCACAAATGAAACGTGGGGAATAGGTCATGTCTGATCATCAGACACTTGAAATAACAATCACTAGTTTTGCAAATAAAACAACAATTCTTAGTGGTGTAACAAGTGCTTTAGCATCTTTAGCATCTTTTAATTGGTTGAGCTATTCGGGTGCAATTGTAGCTGTAGCGGGCCTATTCATAAGCTTTATTTTTCAGTTTAGACGTGATCGCCGTGAACGTAGAGAGAGCGAATTGCGTGAAAAAGAAAGCAAGCTACGTATTAAAGCTTTAGAGCAAGATACTGAACGAGAGAGGAAGGATGAATGAAGTTAATTGAAAATAATGCTTGGCAGTATCTATCTGTTAAGTTACCCGCCGTAGGTGCATTCATCATGCTAATTTTATTGCCAGCACTACAATGGGGTGTTGATTATGAAGTTATTCCTGAAAAATATCATGCATTTGTTACTGGTACTTTAATGCTTGTTCTGTCATGGATTGGTAAGAAAATTTCTCAACCACGACTCAACGGCCCGCAATTAACAGGCCAGTTAGTAGGAATCAACACTTTAATGAATATTCCTACAACGACAAAGTTTGACGAATTAGCTTGGATGGCTGAAGCAAAAAAGCACATTGGTCTTCAAGAAATACCAGGTAAACAGCACAATCCAACTATTTTGAAATGGTTAAAGGAGCTTAAAGCTTGGTGGGCGGATGATGAAACAGCGTGGTGCGGTACTTTCGTTGCTCATTGCTTGAAATCAGCTGGAATTGCTTATCCTAAGCATTGGTACCGTGCATTGGATTATGTAAATTATGGTACCAAATTAGCTAAACCAGCTTACGGTTGTGTAGCTATTAAAACCCGTAAGGGGGGAGGCCATGTTTGCTTTGTTGTAGGTCGTGATAAGTCTACTGGAAAACTTGTTTGCCTTGGTGGCAACCAATCCAATAAAGTGTGTTACGCGCTATATAGTGATTCAGATTTCCAAGAGTTCCGTTGGTATGGACGTACACCTCAACCCGCAAGTAAGCGTTATTCTTTACCGCAATTAAAGGGCGTAACAGCAACTAGGGTTTCTGAAGCCTAATGAAGTTACTATTACTGAGCTTTCTTTTATGTGGTTGTACGGCACATACAATTAATAGCAATGTAAATGTCACAATTTGCGTTAAAGCGATTTAAAAAAAGCCCTGAATGATCAGGGCTTTTTTGAATTTAGTTTTGAACTTCTGCATCATAAATTGTTTTGAATGTGTTCTTCAGTTTTTCATCTTGCGTATCCGCGATGAACTTTTGCATTTTCTCTTTGTATTCCAGATGACCAGCTTTGTACTTAGCAAGTAAGTATGAAAACTCGCCTTGCTTATAGTCAGGTTCTGTCTTGTTTTCTGGTTTATCTAATGCTGTTTTCAGCACAGTTGCTGCTGTATCAAAGCATTGATTAATTGTTTGCTTGTCTTTTTGTTGCATAGTAAAGATTTGGCATTTAGCTAGATACAAAGCAGGATTTTCAGGCTTTCTTGCAATTTGTTTCTCATTTAAAGCCAATGCTTCATCATACATCTGTGCAGCTAAGTACACATTCATTTGAAGCATTTCTCGCTTGCTCTGATCTTCCATTGTGTTGATTTCAGGCAGTAACTCTTGCATTCGTTTTTTTAGAACGTCTGGGCTTTCAAGAGAATACTTCTGCACATACTCATTATGTTTTTCCAAAATCTGCTGATCTCTAGCAGATAGTATTTTAGGCGCTGGTGTTTCAGTTTTTGCCGCCGACTGATCTGTGCTTTCAGAAGCTTTACTACACCCACCCAGAAGTGCTGTGCCAAGAATAATTAAGGTAAGTGTCTTTCTCATTTCTTCCGTCTTGCTGCTGATGTAATTGTAAATTCATGCACTACATGAGGTGGATTTGTAACAACTGTTCCACCATCAAACTTGGCATCATATTTCATTGTCAATTGAACTGTGATTACTGATAAGTCTGGGGGAGGTAGTTTAATTTCGCAACTACCGACAGGTTGCCTATCATTTTCCGTATTCCAATATCCCTTTTCCACTTTCAATCTCACAACATCACCAATCTGCTTTTTGTCTTTAAACAGACGCAATGCTGCTTGAGGGTAAATTGTTGCATCGCCCTTTAATGCTGGTGGCAGTAAAGTTGCAGTTACAAATAGATTTTGTTTTTCAACCTTATATGAGACTTCAAAAGTACAAGCACCAGACATCGTTTGCATTACTTGACCAAATAGGGACGATTTGTCCTGATCGTACGGAAATAACCATGGTTTAAACGGAACCATTGTGGTTTTTGAGTTCTCGATGTAGTAGTTCTCATACTCATCTTTCGCAAAGCTGTCCATTGCGGGTTGCTTTTGGGACACTTGGGCTGGTGAGGATTTAGCGGCAGAAGATGCAGCTCCACCGCCATTATCTCGCACCACGAGATTCTGTTTTGGCAGTAATTTACATCCACATGATAAACTATCACCAGCACGCGCAGCCATTTTGCCAAAGATATTCATGTTCGGGTCACCTGACACAATGGTTGCAAGAACTTTATGTGTGGGACATGTTGCTTTATCACCAGTGCAGGCAACGGGAATACCGTCAATTTGGAACAAATTGTTCCCTGAAATTACTTTGCCGCCACCAGTGGTCGGGCAGCCTATTGTTATATAAGGTGTTGCCAAATTCATTCCTTCTTATTTTCTTGAAGTGTCAAAAGGATATCAAAGAGCTGGTATTTTTCTGTATATTATTTATGTTTCTATACACTTGATATTCGTGTGTTAATGGTATGTGTCTAGATTTCTTTCTTTATTTTTAAAATTTCTTTACTTATTTTTAATAACGATTCATTAATATCATTCATATAGTCATATTTAATATCATCTTTATTTCCTCCCATAAACTGGTCACAATATCTATCTAGTCTTTTGCATATTTCTCGCATTTCATTTTCTGATTTTAGTGTAAAGTTATCACCGTATTTTATTATTACTAATTGTTGATGAAAGTCTAATAAGTCTTCTAAATTTTTATTTAACATATATTCAACATTATCAATTGCATTTTCCAAAGCTGTAAAATCATTTTTAATTTCATGATATAACTTATCTATAATAAAAACTAAGTCATCTAATAATTTAATATTCTTATTATTTTTTTCTAATTCATTATGAAATAATTTAACATCGTCTAGATTTTCAGTACCTAAAATCCCTCTTGCAAGATAGTATTGAAATCGACTAACTTCTCCATATTCTCTACTTTCATGCCAACTAATTTGTAAATCACGAATTTTATCAATACATAAATCAATAAGCTCTTGCGACTTCTTATATGTCTCTTGATTTCGCCAAGATAAGTAACCTATGATTGCAATAATAGGAGTTAGTACTGTTGCAGTTGTTGTAAGAATCTTATTTATTCCTTCTATACTAAAATTGCACTCTAATGACTTTCCTTGGCATACTGTAAAGTACTGAAAAAAACCACAAAGAATAAGAACAAAAAGATATGCTAGAAAGTAATAACCAACATATTTTTCAATTTGTTTCATAGTATTCTTCATAAAAGTAACTTCTTTAGTGCTAATGAATTGTATTTTAGACTTTAATTATAATGATCACATTTGTATTTAAAAAACTTTTTTAAAAGAATATGAGCATAATTTTGCTCATAATCATTATGAATCCATAAAATTGAGCAAAAATTTGCTCATTTACTTATTAAGGGTAGCTCATCCCATCTGAACGGATTTCTACTCAATTTATCCCGCGACATTGACCAGTTGCGACCTGGTACATAACAAGTACTTATACCGAGTTTTTTCTTTCCAAATTTTGCGTGCACGTTATCTAATGTTTTCATCAATTGCTCTTTCTTTTCTATAGCTTCAAAATCTGTGAGCAGATCATAAGTGTGACCAGCTTTGGGTTCTAGCCCAGTCAGTATGACCCCACATTTTTTATACTTAATACCTTCTTTAAAAATGTGAGATACCATTTTTGTTGCAGCTTTTACGAAATCTAATGCACAATCTGTTGGCTGTGAAAATGAGACGGTTATTGACTTGTTATAAAACGGTACATTTTCATCAAAAGGACTTGATTGAACAAAAACAATAAGACAGCCGCATAATGATTCATCATCTCTCAATCTCTTACATGCTTCTTGTGCATGCATAGCTATTGCTTCTTGTAAGTCAATAAGTTCGGTAACTTTCGCACCAAACGAACATGACTTAATAATTTGTTTTTTAGAGGGTGGGGTGTCTTCAATTTCAAGGCATGAGATGCCTTGTAGCTCGTTAATAGTACGAGACATTACGATAGAAAATCGCTTCTGCATTTCACGTGATTCAGCACATGCAAGATCAAAAACAGTGTTAATACCCATTGAGTTAAGCTTTTTAGCATGCTTACGGCCAACTCCCCAAACCTCAGAAACATCTATCTGCGCGAAGAAATATTCTTTGTTGCACGGATCCATGTTTACTAAATCGCAAACGCCATTAAATGATTGATTTTTCTTAGCTATATGGTTAGCAATCTTCGATTCTGTTTTGCTTCTACCGATTCCAACGCACACAGGTAATCCAAGCCATTTCCATATTTTTAAGCGCATATCTTGAGCGACCTTTTCTAGGTCAAAATTTTTTTCATAAGCTGAAAAATCAACAAAACACTCATCTATTGAATATTTCTCAACATCTTCATCAGTTACATACGATGCAAGAATTTTATGAAATCTGCGCGACATTTCAGCGTAAAGTTCATAATTACTAGAGAGAACAATTACATTATGCGTTTGTACGACTTCTCTGATTTGGAATAATGGCACACCCATTTTTATATTTAAGATTTTTGCTTCATTACTGCGCGCAACGGCGCAGCCGTCATTATTTGATAAAACGATGACCGGCTTATTGTTCAAGCTTGGATTAAAGACTCTTTCACATGAGACATACATGTTATTTACATCTATGAGAAAAAAGACTTTATCTTCGTGCCTCATGATTTTTTTCTTGTATTTTTTAGAATATAGGTAACCACGCCCCAAATTATTAGTTCTTGCCCGTCATGAAGATGAATATCATCATAATCTGGATTTTCAGCTTTTAACCAACGCTCATTTTCATCAATCATTAAGCGTTTAACAGTAAAATCATTATCTATAAGTGCAACAACAATATCGTTGTGTTTAGCATCAAGACTACGATCAACAATCAACTCATCATCAATATCAATGCCAGCGTTAAGCATCGAAAGTGATGCCACTCTAACAATAAATGTTGCTTCTTCATTTTTAATTAGGTGCTCATTCATGTCGAGAGTTCGATCAACATAATCTTGAGCAGGAGAGGGAAAACCAGCTGAAACTTTTTCTATAGCTAAAGGTATTGAAAAAAAAGTAGTAGGTGAAACTAATTTTATGGATTCAACCTCACTCAATACCTTGCCAGCATTGAGATGTGGTTTAATTTCGATAATGGAATTGGGGATAATGCTCAT